TTGTAAACGACTGCGAAAAGTCCGTAAACGTCTTTGAGATGTCTTGTACGTTTTGAACGGTGCTTGTTACTTGTATTTGTTCGTCATTGAATAGCTCAAGTCTTTCTGCGGTTGATAAATTGCCATAGAGACCTCCGAGAGATTCAAGATAGTCAAGCATACATTGACCACTTTCACAAGTTCCTCCGTTTGCAGTTACGTTAGTAAAGAAAGTGTTTACTACTGATGTAGTTATATTCTGGTAGCTTGTCGTGCTGACATATAGTTGTACTTGTCTATCCATTACATTACTGAGTTGATAGTATCAAATGCGTATTCAAATTCTAATTGATAGTTAATCATATGAGTGTTGATGCTCTTGAATAACTCAGTAGCTTTCGTGTTTATCTTGGCTGCTTTCTTGTTGATTAGAACTTTCTCGCTGAGTAAGATTTGCTTAATTGTCTCTGAATAGCTTTGCTCAACCCAGTCAGTGTTCACTCGGATAGTTTGCTTTCCGTTTGAATTGAAGACCTTACGTTGACCCTCAGTCACTAAATAGTTAGGGTACTGCGATGGCAAAGTATTGTACTCTTTGTTCTCTACATTGAAGTTATCATAAGACGCCTTAAAGAACCACTCACGTTGCCAAGCTCCAAACTTGTTAACGAAGTCAATTTGTACGGGGTCGTATTTACATTCCTCCTTAGGATAGAAATAAGCAGTCCATAAAACTGCGTTAGACGCATCTAAAAACTCTACTTTGTTTCCTACACTTTCCCAACCTGAGTAAACTCGTGTAACGTCACGGATTACATCAGTAGCAAGTGTTATCGTTTGTGTTGCCGCAGTTGAAAGGTTCGTGTATTTAACCTTTTCTGCATAAGCGGTGTTTACTGTAATCCACCCAACTTCTCCACCATAAGCATAGTAGTAATCTCCTTGAGGTAGTAGTATTTCAGACAAAGTAGGGTTGTAGCCTTGCTCAAAGTATCCGTAACCCTCAAAACCATAAAACGTTTCCGTAGAACCTACCTGAGTGAAAGTATTAGTAACTCGCTTGTATTTCTTTACTTGTACATTACACCACTGAACACTTGGTGTTGCAGCATTACTTGTAGGCTGAGTCTGTAGTGAGTTGTGTTCAATGAACTCACGAACGTACGGAGATAAGTCGTAGTAAGTAGCAGGTGCGTTAGTAGCAGGAATCAATTTACTTAGAATGTACTGAGGTGCAGTAGGTGCAGAGCCAGTTCCATTCCATAGTCTTAATTCAATCTTTGTTTCTACTTGCCCTGTTTCGTTTATTTCTATGATGTAAGGACTTCTTGCAAATATGTTAGCCATTTTTTCTTAATATTTCGTCTATTTGTTCGTTGAATAACTCTATCGCATCCAAACCGTACTTATCTATTAACTCTTGAGGTAGGTTTTTGTATGCTGCCTCAAATGGTTTAGTAAAGAATAAACTTGGTTTGATTCCGTTTCTATATACGCTTCTTGCGATCAGGAAAGCCAAACTCTTACGAGAAGTGAACTTGCCATTGTCTCGTGGTGCAATACCTTTTTTTACCAACCATTTGTCGAACGCCTTAGGTGGTGGCATCTTAGATTTATAGGAGTAAGGAGTATTGTACTTCTTTTTTGTACCTGAAACTCCAGCATCTTGGAAAACTCCGTAGTCTTCCATTGTAAATTCTACTTCAAAGCTGTTAGGGTTCGCTTTTACCTTGCCTTGAATCGAGTTATAGAGCTTCTTAGATGAGTTCTTTTGCTTGTTTGTAAGGTTACGCTTAGAGATGCTCACAACGTGGTCTCTAAACCGCTCTAAAGCCTTTTGAACTTCGCTCTTTTCCATTAGCAGATGGTAACCTCGTTAGGAATCAATACGTCAAATGTCATAGTCCACCCTGCTAAGTAGTTCTCGAAGCGTTCAGTAAACGGTTCGCAAGTAGGATTGCCATCTACTACGACTTTAGAATCCCATAAGTTACCGTGAAGCATTTGAGCATAAGCACGGTTTAAGATTTCTAACTGAGTATTGAGAACGTCTTGCTCGTTTGCGTTGCCTCTAAAGATGTTTGTGGTTTCGTCTTTTGATATGTTGACGATATCCATAGCCAATAGGCTGATGTTAAAGCGTACTACGTTAGTTTCAAAGGTCGCATTGTTGACCATTACGTGTACAAGCGGAAAGATAGTCTGCTTGTTTAAGTCTACCTCGAATATATCGCCCTCAGTAACGGTGTTTACTAACACGTCATTGTTGAAATGTGTTTGTAGAGCTTCTGTTATAGTGTAAAATCCTGTCATCGTCTTAATTGTCTTTGGAGTTGTCTTTGTTCAATTTCGTTTTTTTGCTTTTCGAATGTGAGATAGGTGAGACATTTAGTAAGTCGAAGTGTGGTAACTTCATCGAATCTTGTAACGTCTCCTTTAGCGAGTGCATATATTGACTGATACCATCCCCATCGTTTTGCAAATTGAGTTGTTTCGCTAAAGTCATTGATAGGTTCTTGTCCATCTTCATCTGCTTCTCCAAATAGTTCAGGGTAGCCGTCAGTAACTCGTTTCCTAAATTGTAAAAAAAAACCGATGCTGCTATGCACACATCAAGCGGAGCGAACTGCATCAACTCCTGATGGTCTTTACTTGGTTTGTAGTCGTGTATTTCGTACTTGTCTCCCTTTCGTTTTTTGATAGGTCTGTACATTACTGCCATAGCCTTGTTGTAGGTCTCCCAACTTTGTAGACTGTTTTCTAAGTCCACATACTCCCCGAAAGAAATCTCCTCAAGGTTAGGAATGAAACCGAACTCAACATCTCCGATTTTAAACGTCTGTGTGAACTCTGGCTTTTGGCTAAATAGGTTTGTAAAGTGTGCAACCATTTCATTGAGTGACGTCAGCTTGATGTTAGCCACATCCGATAACCTGATGCCACAGAAAATCTCAATCATCTTTTGAGCTATGAACTCTTCATCGTTTGAACCTTTCTGCACGTTCAAGAAGTCCACATAGTGCTTAAGTGGGATTTCGTTTAGTGAGGTAGGTACTTTTACTTGGATTTCCATATCTATTTAACTTTTTGTTCTTGTTTTTGTAGTACATAGGCGTACGCTGCTGCCAGCATTTGTGAGTGCATTCGTATCTTGTAGATGTCATCAAAGACTATCTTGACCTTTTTGCCTTTCTCGTTGTAGATGTATTCCTCTACTACTGCTTTCATTTTAGGCAACTCATCGGATTGCGTATTGTCCATAGTTTGAATTTAAACCGAGACTTTCCATCTCGTGGTATCTAAGTGCGTCAATAGCGTGGTCGTTTCCACCTGCAGGTTTGTTTAGTCTTACTCCGTGTTTATCTACATCCCAACAATAGCTTCTTAGCTCTTTGATTAGGTTTGTACTCTGCTTGGTGACTAAGTAGTTTTGGCGTTGCATTACGTCTATCCCGTAGTTGATTGAATCTTTTCCTTTCGTTACTCCTTTGATCGTCTTTCCGTAGCGTCTAATCTCGTCTATGGATTTAGGCTCTGAAGAATCAGCATAGATAGTAACGCTTGACGGAAGCACCTTAGCAATATCCGAGTTAAGCATTCCCGTTCGGTAAACAATTTCGTTTACTATGCGTTGACCATTCCAGTTGTAGATTTCTATCGCTGCAGTAGGGTCATTCGTGTATCCAAAGTCAAGTCCGATACCCACCAATCTTGCATCGTCAGGTATCTTGTCAATCTCTTTCCAGTTATCGAAGATTACACCCTCAAGCATTCCGACTTCTCCGAGACCATACACTCGCCACCAATTTGCCCAATAAGAACTCGTGGCTGCTTTCTCACGATTCTTCTCTATTTGACGGACAATGCTCTCGTCTAACGCTTCGTTATCTTTGTAGGTAAGGATGATGAAATCTGCATCCGGTTCGTCTTTCAGTTCCTTATGTACCCAAAACTCATTGGCAGGGTTAAAGTCTAAGTATATCTCTTTCTTTGTACGAATGGAAAGCTCTAAGTAAGCGTCAAAGGTTACATTGTTGCACTCGTTGATGTATAAGATGTCACGTCTTGCGCCTCGAAGTTTAGATGCGTTATCAGCAGAGAAGAACTCTATACTGCTTCCGTTAGCAAATTCGTATCTCAGTAGGGTTGCATTGAATCTGTCTTCTACATACCTATTAGTCCAACGCATTATTTTCAAGAAGTCTTTTAAAGCACCTCTCCTTAAATGCGGAATAGTCTCAGCAACTACTGAAACCTCTAAGCCTTTTTCTCGGGCACACTTGTCTATAAGTACGGGCAGGATTCCAAATGTCTTTCCTGCTGACGTACCTCCTTGAATAATCTTGATTCTCTTTTGGAGTTCGTAGATTTTATGAATTGCTGTTGTTACCTGAAACATTAAAGTTGAATAGCGGTTGCTCGGTTACTACTGTGTTTTCTACTCGCTCAGTTAGTCCGTTTAATCGTTGTGTAATTGACGGATTGTACTGACCACACATACCACCCTCTATTTGGTCTTGTCGGATTGCTTTTCTTATACGTGAGCAGATAGGTATATACTCGTCATATCTTTTATCCGCATTCTTAAAATATTGTTCTACACATCCGACTTGTTCGTAGCAAAAAAGTTCAAATCCCTCAAGTGTTAAAGGTCTTTCGAGTGGCTCTGCACGTTCTTCAAACTCCTTACCTCCGAATACGCTTTTGATTCTTGGGTTGGCTTTTACTTCTCTCTTATATCTTTCGAATAGTTCGTATAGTTCATCAGGACTATTTAGTATTCTTGGTCTTCCTATTTTTGCCATTTGTTAGTTCGTGTTTTTCTATTTGGTTTCTACATATTGCGTATCTCTGGTCTTGGTCTTTGTATTCCCTGACCATAGTATCATCAATCATACATCTTTGGAGGAACTCTCCTTTTTGTTCTTTAGGTAGTGGTGTCGGTAAAGGCATCTTTTACTTTTTTAAAGTGATCTAAGAATTCGTCTTCTGTTAGCTCTTCTAAGCACATTAAACCATCGGCATCTGTGAAGTATTCAATTAAGTGGTGTCCGTCTTTTCGTATCTTTTCCGATAGAGAGTGGGCGTACTCAATCAAATCTTTGCCGTAGTCTAATATGTAGTATCTCATCCTTTGTACTCTTCAAATACCTTTTGCATCTTCATTACAATCTCACGGAAACAAGAAGCACAAGATGTAGGCTCTTGACGTAAGTTAAAGACACGGTTGTAAATTGCAATCAATCTTGTTTGTTCAGTAGGTCTGAAAGTTTGTTGAGTGAGTACTCCTGATTCGTTTAACCAAGTGTATTCTTCTTCAGTTAAGCAGTTCGTGTTTCTGTACGGGAATAACTCATTGAGTTTCTTCTTACGTTCCTCGCATCCGCAGTCTTCTCCTGCTACAAATTCTACTAACTTCTTGATACCGGTTGCCTCAGTGATCTGCTCAATCGTATCTCCAAGTCCTTTTGCTTTTCTTTTTGCCATATGTTTTATATTAATTCAAAATCGTTATTCAAATAATCAGACCAATCGTCTCCTACGTTTTCTCTTAGACGTTCCTTGCAGTTCTTTAGTGTGTTGTAGATTGATGTTAGGCTGATGTTAGTTTCGCTTGCAATGTCTCTCATTGACATATCTTCTTTGAGGTAAAGAGTGAATAGTTTGGTGTCATACCAATGCCAATTCAGTATCTCTTGTTTTATTCTTGCGTCTAATCTTTCGTATGCTTCGTGTTTCTCTACCTCTGGTGCTTCGTCTGCCACATCCCTCAACTCGTCTACACATATTAACTCCTTAAAATACTTTTTGTTATTCGTATGAGTAGCGTTTCTGAGCATTATCCACATCAAAGCTCTGTTTGGTTCTCCGTCTTTGATTATCTTTTCGAGGTATTCGTATTTATGTAAGCGGAGGTAAACGTCTTGCACTACATCGTCTGCATAGTCCACTTCGCCAAAGCCTTTCACTATGCCTACCCACTCTTTGTGGTGCTTAGATAGTATTGTAAGTGCATCCATAGTTGGTTAATTTCTAAACAAATATATGACTATATTTTAATCTAACAAGTTGCCTACGAAAAAAGCCACTCGTTAAAGTGGCTCTAAATCATTCAAATAAATCTCACGGCTTACGTATCTATCCAGCTTGTGAAGTGTGCTTAGAGTTACGTCTTTACCGTTCAGAAAGTTGTTTACTTGGAAGTGGTGCATCTTTACACCTGATTGTTTTATCTCCTCAACTATTTGGTTTCGTGTTTTCCTATTGAGGATGATATGAATCTGCTTCCGTAAGTCTGAATCGTTTATGTACATATCAGAAAGGTAGATCATCGTCAATACTATCTCCGATTGGTGCACGTTCAGCAGGTGCTACATAAGGCTCAGAGAATGATGCTGAGAAGAAACTTCCGTTCTTACCTTGCTTAACCCACAAAGCTACTTCCATTTCTTTGCCGTTTACATTTACTTTACCTCTGTAATCAGGGTGCTTGTCGGTCGTCTTTTTGTCGTTTTTAAAGATTGCTCCGGTGTTTAACTTGTTTTCCACTATATTTAATTTAAAAGGTTACTAATTATTGCTGCTATTACTAAAGTAAGAACTACTGATATCAGTACAATAGTTCCCCAAGCAGCCATCTCTTCTCGTCTGTCTTCTTTGTTTAGTTTCATTGGTTTAGTTTAAATTGTTTTACTTCGTCTTTTAGTCGTTCAAGGTACAAACAGAAGTCCATAGCCTCTTCCTGAGCGTGATTAAGCCATTCTAACGCACTTAAATCAGTTCGTGTTAACATTGTACCGTACTTCTCTATTCCTCGTTGTGAGCGGTCATAAAACTTGCTCATTACTTTTAGGACAATCGGGTCTTCTACTTTCTGGTTCATAGGAATTTCATTAAGGCGTTGTAATACTCTCGGCAAAGCTCTATCTTTTCTTTGATGGCTTCGATTACCGCTTCGTCTTTTTGTACGTAGAATACTTTTACTCTTCGGTTCTTAGGCACTTGACTGAACTCGTGTTTGCGTAGAATCTCCTCTCGCAAGTCTAAATCCTCTTCAATCTTGTGCAACTTCCAATGAGCCCTGCGGATTTCGTCTTCAACCATATCAATCGGAGTATCTACAAGGCAGTAGCAAAGCATTGATTGCGTCTTCCCAGTCAACCACATATAACCTTGAAGCTGATAGAAGTAGTCTTTGTTTGGAATCTCGGTGTCAAAAAACGGAAAGGTAGTAGCATCCCAACTTGATTTCACGTCTAAAAGTACTTCTTCCGTGTTTACGTCAGGTGTTCCCTTGATCCAATCATTTTCGAAGTACTCTTCATTCTTGTAAATGAATTTTACGTCTAAGACATCATTGACAAGCGAGATAGATAAATCCTCAACTGCGTTCCCTTTGTCTGTGTAACGGCTTGAAAAGTCCTTGCGGATGCCGTATTTCTCTTCTAACACAAGTTCGTGAATGTAAGATTTAGCAGTTTGGCTTAGTAGTTCGCTTTTAGAGCGTGGTGTTGCCATTATTTTTCCAATGGCAGAACATCGAATCTTGAGAGCTTTCATAGTGCGTTTAGCATATCAATTTGACCTTGTGTTAACGAGAAGTGTTTTTCTAAGTTATCTCTCTTGTATGAACCTGCTGCGATGGCTTTAAGTGCTTCTTGGAATCTTTTAGAGTCTATAGCAGGAAGTCCTTTCTTTTCCGTCTTTGAATTGTCTTTAGAATCAGGGTCAGATTCAGTCTCGTCAATTAAGAACAATCCATTGAGAGCATACTTACGAGCATAGCTTGATGCAGTTCCAGTACATTGTTCAGATGACATTCCTTTGTGTTCTCCGAGTTCAGCATATCCACATACTTGAAGACTATCTCCTGATGCATCTAAAATAATTGCAGTAGCTTTCAAGAACAATTTACTACCAACATCTACTATACTGTCAGTAAGAATTAATTGTAGCTCGTGTTTTTGTAACAATGGCTTGAGTGATTCAAGAATCTGCTCTGCACTTCTGTACTTGTACTTTCCAAATGAATTGAAAGAACCTTTTGGGCATTTTAGTTCTGCCTGAACCTTTAATAAATTTTTCATAGCGTTTATTATTGCGTGCGTTACGGATGCGCACCCCCCGTTTGATTATTATATAGCGTTTACAAAAGTTAAATGTTTGAAAACAAAGTCAACTCTTGATGGCTCTTTATATTTACCATAGATATTTTTTTTGGTGTATTGCGCAACTCCATCAACAATTACAGTTGGCGTTCCATTTTTTTGATTTGATAATTGAATAGAATCAATAACCATTACATAATAACCGTGTTTAACTGTCATTCCTACTTTTAAATCTTTTGCTTGAATTTTCATAGCGTTGCGTTTTTGTTATATGCAAATATAGATATTATATTTATATCCACAACATTTTTTCAAATTTTTTTAGCAAAATTTAAATTCAGCATAGCGTAAGTCTTCTCTACACGGTCATTTTTATCAAATTCGGTAGTCTTTGGCATACGCTGGTCAGTTTTCCACTCTAAAGATATGTCACGTAGATCGAAAGAGTACACACCTTTTGGTGTTGAGTTGATGTATAGTGGTATGTAGTCTTCAAATATGTAGCAACACATCAAAGCGAAATACTTATCCTTTTCAATCATAAGCTCCGGATAGTGCTTTTTCCTGCACTTTAGTTCTATTCGTGCTTTGTACTTGTCACTTACGCAATCCCATCTGCTAAATGGATTTTCAGACTTAATGAGATCCTGAAAGTATTTATCTTTCAAGTAGTCGTATAGTTCGTGTTCAACCATTACCCTTTATCTTTTGTTTGTAGGTTTTGATTATTTCTTTGAGTTCGTCTTTTGTGAACTTTCGTGTTAACCTTGCTCTTGCTTCCAGTTGGTCAAATCTTTCTTGTCCGATTTTCAAACATAGGTTTGTTCGATATTCTAACAAGTTTCCTGATAGATAACTATTGCACCTTTCGCATTGAACGTGAACATTGTCCTCGTCAAATCTTACGTTCCAATGATTGTTAGCATTCCAGAAATGGCCTGCGTTAACTTTCTTTGGCTTCTGCTTACAAGAGATACATAGTTCGTTTTTATCACGTTCCCTGATGTACTTGTTGAAGACTAACTGAGCAGCTTTGACAAGGTCTTGAACTGTCTCTAATTCTGCTTTCATTCGTGTTTTAGTCTGCTTCCATTGTTTCTCTTTTGTTTCTGTTACAAATACACGAAGACACTCATCTTTTAAGCAATACTTTTGATTGAAGCGGATAGGCTCGAACTTCTCCTTGCAGTTTTTACAGCGTGGCATCTTACACGGTTATGTTCTCAGCTATCCATTGACGGAATGCTCGTTGTAAGTCTACTTGCTCGCTCCAAATCTTTTCTGCGTTTGGTTCGTCTATTCGTAGGATTGCTCTATCCACCTTGTCAATCTCTTGGAGTAGCATATTAGCTTTGTTTTTAAGTCCTTGTCTAAACACGGATTGGTCATTAAGGTCTTCAATGAAGTCTCTCATTACTGGCAAGAATGCACATAGTGCTACTAATTTTTGTTCTTTAGTCATTTTTTAAGAATTTAAGTGCTTGATTTTTATTTTTAAATTGATGTACTACAAATTTTCGTTCTGTGAAGTCGTATCGGACTGCTCGTAATTCACGCAACACTCTTGCTCGTGTGCATCTCTTACAACTGAACAGAGTTCCTCTTCTGCTTTTAAGATTGTATTCTCGTCTATTTTGGTTGAATTTATCGATTGTTTTAAACTGGTAACAAGACCAACATTGTACTTTGTCATTCATTATATGTTTTTACGTATATTTTCGTATTTATTCGTCTATTTATATGCTTAAGCGTATAGTTAAAGGTCTATGTCTTTGAATTTAATCTCGTCTTTAAGTTCCTGAAAAGCTACTCGTAGCTGAGCGTTACGTCTTGCAAGCTGATTGAGTTCTCGGTTCAGTCCTTTGATTTCGTTTTCCATTTCGATGATTACCAATTCAGTCTTCAGCAACTGTTCTTCTGATTCCTTACTTCCGTTGATGTAGTCTTTAGCATCAGGTTTGTCTATCTCAAGTTTTTCACGTACGTTTTTAATCCGTTCACGCACTACCCAAATAGTGTTCTTTGCCCAAAGTATTTTTAATGATAAGTCCATTTTAAAAAGGTGTTTGCGTTTGTATTTCTCTTGGTCTGTATGGTGTTAAAGGGTCTACTCCGTTTATTTGGAAGCCGATTCCCGAGTTAAAGTTACAATAAACTGGCTCATTGAGTGGTGTGTGCTTACCTCCCGTTTCGGTATCCTTTACTTTTTCTACTCCTACCCAAGTAATTAGCTTCATTGTTTCGTGTTTGATTAGGCGGTGTATTACAAACATATCGTCACATCGGTTTAAGAAAGCCTTACCTCCCTCAATATGGTCTTTAAGTGGTGGTTTAAGATGACCTTTCCATTCTCCGTCTTGATACAAGTTACCAGTTCTACCTGATTCGGAGTTAGGATGGGTATTTATGTAAATTGTCATTCCCGTTTGGTTGACAAACTGCCTTGCTCGGTTCATAAACTCGTAATTGCCTGCAAAGCTCATCTCTCTATCAAGTCCTGTAAATGGATCAATAAGTCCTACTTTCGCTCCACTATTCTTAAATAATTCGAGTATCTCATCCGGTTTGTATAGTTTTGAATTATCTATGAATGTAAAGAACTGCTCCAAGTACGCAAGGTCTCCGCTGATTTGTGAGTGGCTTAGCTTACTGAAATGCTTACCTCTGTACATTTGAATCATATCTCGTAGGATTTGACCTTTCTGATTCTCTCCTGACCAAATGCAGAATGTCAGTTCGTGTTTAAGTGCGAGCGTAAGGAAGTACCAGTTAATCCAATACGTCTTTCCAACATTGTCGTGACCTAAAATGATGTTTAGTTGCTTAGGTTTGAATCTTAGGTGTTCATCTAAGAAGCAGTCAAGACCGAGTCCTTGTTTGATTTTACCGTCTCGCACATCTAACAGGTATTGTAGTGCGTCTCCTTGTTTACTTAACATAGTCCTAATTTACGTGCTAATAATAATTCTTTAGGCTCTTCAACTTCCGTAGACTTCTTGTTTTTAGATAGCCATTTGTTAGCCGTCAAATATAGTGAAGTATATTTCTTGTTGCCTTTGAAATTTTCTATGGAGTCTAAAACCTCATCAATTTCGTTTATAGAGTATTTATCCAATAGCTTCTCAATATCAGCATTAGTTATAGATAAGTGAGCGAAGCTCCTATATATATCTTTATCTACTTCTTTATCTACTTCTTTAATGCTTGAGCCTTGCTTTGGCGATGCTTTAGCCTTGCTTAAGCCACCCTTACGACCTGATTCACTGAGTTTCAATCGTTTAGATTCAATCTCTTCACGTTCCTTATCTAAAAACGAAATTACAATTTTATTTTTTTTCGTCTTTAAATAGTCTTTTTCAATCAATAAATTAACTATTGTAGAGTTCCTTAAACGTAGCTTGGCTTCGTCTATTGTTAGGTTGTTATTCCTATTCCAATACTCTGCACATACGCTAATAAATGCTCCTTGTAGCTCGAAAGATTCGTAGCTAATGTTACCAGTTATCCACTCGGTAGCATTGAATTTAAAAAATGGTAGTTCTTTGCTCATTCTACTGCCTTAAAATAAAAAACCCCATTAGCGTTCGAGAGGCAGCTCTACTAACTAATGAGGTTCAAATAATGTTTTACGTGGGTCTGCCTACCCGTACAAATATAACTCTTTACTCTGCTTCTTGTTCTATTTGTTGAAAACTATTCTCGTAGTAACCTAATTTAATCCGTCTTTGAATACGTTTTACGTGTTGGAAATTGGTTGAGTTTAAGACATCTTGACGCAAGTCGTAAACCTTTTTACGTTTGTATAGTTTTAAGTCGTTTAGAAACTTCGAATCTCCTAAATATTCTGATATTATTTTAGTCTCTGAAACATAATCTGCATCCTTGTAGCTTAATAATTCTCTATGAACACGTAAACCATTAATTATTGTGGCGTGATTCTTACCGAATATTTCACCTATTTGCATAAGGTTTAAGCCAGCTTCTCTTAACTCGTTGAATATGTAGTAGCGTTTAAATATAACATCTCTTCTTCGTGTTTTTGTAGTCAACTGATGTATCTCAATCAAGTCGTGTATCAGTGCAAGTCTGTTCATAGTGCTGTGATTATAAATTTTCCGTCATTAAATCTGCCCGTTTCGAGTAAGTCCATCTTTTTCCAATAGCATAAACTCTTGGATGTGAATATCCACTCTTGAACTACTGCGAGTCCTATTTGGTATGTAAGTTTAAATCTCATAATATGCCTCCTCTTCGTATTCTTTATGTAACTCATCCATAAAATTGGACTCTATGTTTCCGATTTGTATTCTTTTTACTTGTGGCTTTGCCTGACTATTGCGAACAATCATCTTGAGTGTATTGCGTAGATGGCTCTCGCTCATCTCATCAATGTCAATTTGTTGTCCGTTTTTCATTGTCCAATAAAGTTTCATATCTCTTGCATTTTAATTTCACAAATTCGATTGTATAAATCGTGGTTAAACGAAGTCCAAAATCTCTCTTTTTGGTACTTACTAAATAAACCAAGATTCCTCCTCGTCATCGTTTGGGTCATAGTCGAGACATCGCTCAATAAATTCTTGGAACTCATCTCCTGCTCGCTTGAGGAGTTCGTCAATAGCGTCTTCTGCTTCCTTGATAGTGATATCTGCTGACCACTCTGCTGATTCAATTTTAAATTCATCTCTTTCATTTATTTTATCATAATCGTAATACAATTCGATGACACCGATTTCTTCGTCATCTTCTGCTCTATAGACTACTACGTCAACTAATCTGTGTTGAGCATAGCTATCTGCTTCTCCGAAATAATATTTATTTGCCATACTTTCTGGTATATACTCCTTGTGCATACTTTGCCCAATCTCCTTTGAGTTCGTAGTTGGGTTTTATTTCAATTTGTGGGTTCTTTACTTCCGTGTCTAAAACGGGCGGTGTGTTCGTGATTTGTAGCCATATAAACACGCACGCAATAGGAATAAAGAAAATGACAATGTGCTTAAAAAAGTCTTTGTCGTAGTCAGGGAGTTCTCTCCACTCTTGGATGATTGCTTTCATTTTTCTTGTTTAAATATTTCTACAAACTCACTTGCATCTCTTTCATCATCACCCAAAATACATTTTGCTTCTTGCGTATAATTCTTTAATTGTTCAACTAAATCAATTAACATTTGATTCTCCATTTCTTTGGCTTGTTGCAACATTTCAAATCCACTTTGTGTTAATCTTAAATGGTCTGGTATTTGGTTAAATAACCATTCTACTGCTGTTTTCATTATTTACCTGTTATATGGTTTAACATTTCGTTTACTTCTTGCCATACTGCATAGTGTCTTTTAGTGACTGCGTGCAAGTTTCCGTTTGCTTCACGTGCTTCTAAGTACTCCTCCCAGAGTTGACGCTCACGAGCTTGAATGAATTGGATAATTTCTGTTGTTTTCATAGTGTATTGTTTAAAGGTTTAAAAGATGCTCGTCTTTCCGAGCCGTCAACCCTGTACGAATACTGTGGGATTTTTGTCGTTGTTAATAAAAGCAATCTTTTGGAATTTGCTTTGTTAATCCGTCTTTAAATACATAAAAACACTTATTAGTCACTTTAACAATTTCAACCGTTTCACCCATTTTGATGGACATTAGTCCATTTTTTATTGAACCTACTAAAACTGTTTTTTTTATTGTTGCTTTCATTTTGTTTTTGTTAATTGGTTATATGCAAATATAGATACTATTTACAACCTACCAAACTTTTTAACAAATTTTTTTCACATTTTTTTAGAATTGTAGTATTTACGGGGGTTACAAGCGCAAACTTTTTTTCGTGTTTAAGGTTTTACCCTGATTTTGTGACACGTTCTATTTTAAATTACCCTTATTTTATACATAAGACATCTGTTGTGTATATATTTTGGCGTTTTGTATACATAAGATTGTACAATTGCCTGAATTTTTCCGAATTATTAATGCAAAGAAAACACTATAAAGTCGGTTTATGGCCGATTATCTGCAGTATTTTCAACTATAAAGTAGAAAAATAGCAAAGTTTTTTGAGCTTAAAAGTTGACATTTTGTAATTCTTAATTCGCGAATTGTGTAATATACCGCACGTTTAGTCGGATGTTTACCGATTACCTATGCTGTTTTAAACATTAAATGTAATGTATAGCACGTTGAACAAAAAAAAACAAAGCAATGTAGGTTACGATAAACAAAAAAACAAAGCAATGTAGGTTACGATAAACAAAAAAGCCACCCCGAATGGAATGGCTCTTAAACGCTATGAGTAGTGGTTAGGTGTACAAATATACTAAAATATGTGACTAAGTCTTGCTACTTGTCCGTGTTTTTTATGGTGCAGGAATCCCTCTACTGCCTTTGGGGCGTGGACATAACCATTTCGGTAGTGCCAGCTATCCGCTCCTGAAGCTGAACGTAATGATTCAACAGTCACACCTTGATAGTCTTTAGACGTTTTATGATGTACGTGATGCATATAAACGTAACGATGCTTAGTTAAGCTCCATTCCATTGGAAACTCAGTAGCTAATAATAAAGGTAAGTCTCCGTGTTTCGCTCCGTCTCCGTGTGTAGTTCCAATCAGGTTCTCTCCGTATCTAAAAGCCTTGCGATGTGAAAGAGAGCAGTCGAAAGTAATGTTTGTAGCCTTACGAAAATGTGTTTTGATAACATCTGCAAGAAAGAATCCGTGAGTGTAATCGTGGTTAGAAGGATTGAAGACAAAATGTACATCAGCCACAGAAATAAGTCTCTCAAGAATGTCAACATATAAATCTTTTGCGGTTAGAAAATTACGATACCACATCCCATCTGTATCTTGTGGAGTTCCTGAGGTTGTAGTTCGTCTTGGAGTATCTATGTGGAGAATATCGTTTCCACCAACGAATAATATCTTGTCTATGTTAAACCCTGCGGACTTGTCTAAAATGCCTTGTACGCCCTCTAAAACACGTTGTACTGCAATTTGAGAGTTGTAGTCTTCTCCCGTCTCGAAAGCATCGCATAGCTTACCTATGTGAATGTCAGCAGGGTCTATTACTAATAAGTGAGAATCTTTACCGGTTGTTCGTGTTATCGTAGGGTAAGACGGACTATACTCAGCTAACTCTGCTATTAACTTTTCTTTGAACTCGTTGAACTTGTCTTCTTGTCCGTTAAAGTTTGGGTTCTTGAAAAATAGTGACGCTTGTTTAGACTTTAACCATCCGTGTTTGACGTCTTTGTCGTTTAAGCCTAAGTCATTGGCTTCTCGCTTAATCGCTCTGTACTGGTCAATGATGTCAACTTCGTCAGGCTTTAAGCGGTATCTTGTTTGTTTCATAGAGTGTATTTACTAAACTTCAGTAGCCACTTTGTAACAAAGCCAGCACCAAAGCCTATAATAAATAACCACAAGTTAGGTTTCTTGTTTTCTTGTTTACGTGTTTTGTACTTAATTACCTCTACTTTTTCAATCATTTTCAAGGTATCTCGCTTTAACTTATATTCAATACGTGTTTGAAACCTCGTTTTAGGCACGAAAGAACGCTTGTAACGCACGATTGTATCTTTTTGAACGATTACCTTTTCCCAAGCAATAGAGTCTCTTAAAACGTAAGGAATTGAATCTATCGTGTTTATAGTGATTGTATCAGCAACCTCATCGCAGCGGTAACCTTTCTTGATTGCCTTACGGACGTGGTAGTTCACACCACAAGATGTCGCAAATATTGTCACAAATAGCGACAGAATAGTGACTTTAAAATTCATTGATAAGGCAGTAAGTTACGAACTTCTCCGTTTTTAGGAGCTTAATCATTATTTTGTAATTGGACACATTATTGACTACTTGACATCCTGCTGACCACCATCCGATATTAGTTCCTGATGGCTTACTTAAATCGTAGGTATTAGGATGAAAGTTGATTCCGAAATAACCCGTATCTAACTTTCCTTGCTCTTCGCTTTTATCGTCTTTGTCCGTGTCTCTGTAGACTTGAACTGGTGCGCCTAATTGTAAAAGTCCCTCTACTTTTCCGTTGTGCTTTCCGTATTTCCACACATCGTAGTACCATTGTTCAGCTTTAAGGACTGCAGCACCTTTCTTATTGACCTTTTCAAATTGTCTAAGCGTAGGAGTACCTGCGTTTGTAGTTGCTGAGGTAACTAAGACGAACTCTTCTCCTTTGAATAAATATATTTTATCATCAAAGCGGTTAGGCAAGTCATCGTTTGAACGCACACCGAGTAGCCAATATCCTTTAGGAATACCGATGTAGTTTTTTAGAGACTTAACTCTATCGAGTAGTTGCTTGTCTGTGTACGGTCTTACCATTGTTTTTTTATTTTTAATAACCCCCGTCAACATTATCAACGGGGGAACTCGGGTCAGTTCTATTGGTATGAGTCCGAGCGGAGTTACTTTAAGTCTTCGAGTTGCTCTTTTCCTCGCTTGATGAATTGGACAAATCTATCCCAAACATTGATTCCTGTAACCGAAAAGTAATTCTCGTTGATTGATTTTACTTCCGTGAATACGCAAAAGAATGTGAACGCTTTAGTTAAGACTAAATCTACTGAAATGAAGTAAGCCAAAATATCGGCTATAACGAACTTTTCAAGTAAAAATATAAATACTATCGCACCACTATACAAAAGGCTCTTAGAAATGGTGTTAGATAGCCTACGAGAGCGGATAGATACCCATCCGTTTTTCTTTACGCTTCTCCATATACCGAAACACATATCTAAGATGATAGTAAGAACTGCGATGAGTACCATCGGCTTAACGGGAGCGAGAACGCTAAACAATGCAAACACGAATAATACTAATTTAGTTTTCATCAATTAAGAATTGCGGTTCGTAAGGAAACTCTTCTTTAACACTATGCCCAGCGAATGCGTGCTTTGGGTTCTTTGGTTCTACAAGGTTTGACCCGAAGTCATAGGTGTTGTCCGACATTACATCGTAGTGATATCCGTCTGCATAGATAGGTTCTTCGATTACTTCCATTCCTTCCATTACGGGAGGGGTTAACATAATAAGTCCTATCTCAACAACTGCTTGAACTCCGCTTCCGTATGCTTCGTGTTTTTCTCCGTCAATACCTTCGACCTCGATTAGTATTCCTTTTGCGTAAAGGTCGGCAACTGCTGCGGCCTTGTCTGAATAAGTCAGTTTAAATATGTTCATTACAAAGTTGTTAAGGTTGCTAAAGTTGCGTTGTCTAATCGGGTTTTCCAAAGGGCGACTGCTTTAGTCATTGAGCTTGTACCTACCAAAGATTGTCCCCCATCGTTAGTTCCTATTGCAAAATTGCTTAAAGTACTACCAAAAGAAAAGGTACTTGTTCCCGAAGCTACTAAAGTTCCGTTTAAGTACGCTGCCCAATCTCCGCTCTTGTATGCGATTGCCATTTTAGCAAAGCCACTTTGAATATTGTTTGAGCTGTTTGCAAGTATTATTGTACCATTCGCATTGATATAGAAAAAGTATTTACTTGGAATTGGCGATGCTGGCTCTCTACCTATGATTACCGAGTTGTTAAATGAACCACCCGTAATGTAAACATAAGAACTTGCACCAGTGCTTTGTAATTCTGGGAAATTTATTTCAGCGTACAAAGTACCCTCTGTTTGCCCTATAAGCGAACTAATACCAGTCTTTGAAATAACATCTGCGTTGCGTGTTACACTTGCAGAGGTTGTAGGTATGTATGAAGTAGCGTAGCTTCCCGCTTCGAATTGATATCCCCAAAATAAACAACCTGAAGTTCCATTACCAGCATAAGAAGCAACCGTTGCAGTTGGGAAAATATTGATATCTACACTTGCACTTGTTGAATTGGTAGTAAATGCAAAGCTAATTCTATACCATCCATTACCAACATCTTCAACTTGAGCATTGTAGTCTGTACTCCCGAAAAAGCCAGCAATAGTTCCGTTTGACAAGTTTACGATAGGCCCTGAATTGCCTGCGGTTGAACCCCCCGTATTGAATACAACATAGTTATATCCACTTGCTTTTGCATAAATACTAAACGAATAAGTCGCACCACTTGAAACACTCAACACTTGCTGAACAGTATGAAAAGTGTTTACGGTATTTGGTATTATTTTATCTGCATCTTGAATGCCACTTGGCGAAACAAAAGCATTTGTGCCTACGGTTAATTCATTTTTACTCCAAGTAGAACTATCAAAAGACGAACTCTGAAGAGCTATGTTAGTCCTCTGCGGTTCTACAAGTAAACTTGGACAAGTTCCGTTTGAGTAGTCAAGTCTTGGGATGTTAAGTCTTGTTTCCGTTTTTTGGTAGTCTTTAGCGGTTGAGCCCTGAACTAATTGAACTCCCCAAACAAGTAGGTCTGCACTCGCTGAAGTACTTGGAAAAGAAACAAAAGTTAATAGGTTAAATCCACTACCTGTTACATTGGTTCCCGCAGTAAAAGTGTATTCATAGCGTACCCATTCAGTTGTAAATGTTACCTCGTTGTAATATCCGTCATTGAAAGCAGTAATAAGCGTGGGTGTTCCGCTTAAAGACTTTGCGTAAAAAGACATTGTAACTTGTTGACCACTATACCCTGTAATTCTTTGAAAAAGTTCTTGATAAGTAGCACCCCTTGTTATTTGAACTCTATCGGCAGTTGTAGTTCCGTCAGGTGCAGTCGCATAGTTTGCAGTAACTACAACACTACCAGTACCGCCTGAAGTATATGCAGCGTTTGTTAAATCTTGGCTATATGAAAATAGGTTGTAAGGCACTAACTCCACCAAGCCAGCAGAGTTAACTCGTGTTGCGGTGGTCGCTCGTGTTACTGACAAGTCGCCACTTCCGTCTGACGGAATAACGGAATATAATTTGCCCTCCTTATATCCGTTTGGCGTTACAATTAAAGAGGCAGTATCTAATAGGCTCATATTTGAGAAAGGTTTAAAATGGTTAAAGACATACAAAAAGACGATTCCAAAACTCCACCCTCTGAGGCTACTCTTAACTCAAGTTCAAAAGGTGCATTAAAGGTTGTAGTAGCGTAATCATACAAAGAATCTGCGGTGTTAATTTGGTCTCCCCACCACGTTGATTCGTATATCTTGCCCCAGCTTATGTTGTTTGACATTTTCTATCTTATTTAAAAATAACTTTAATTTCTCTACGTTGTTCTCCTTTGGTGTGTATGTCCGTTTTTTCATATGAACCATCCCGTGAAGTTGTTAGTCGTATCAGGATACATATCTTGATCAACGTTTTGATTGTACTCAGGGAACAAATCTTGGTTGAAAGACATATAACTGATGAATCTCTCCGTGTAGTGTTGAGCAATTTGACGCTCTTTCTCTAATAAAAAGTCTACTTCGTTTTTCTCTACGTTTTCAGCGTTCTCAGAAGAGTGCTTGTATACGCCTTTGTTAGCGATTGTATAAGCTGCGAAAGGTAAATACTCAACCATTGACCAATGTATCAGCATAGGCTTTACATATGTTTCTACAAGACTCTCATAGTTACCCGTAAGCGTATTTGCGATGATGTCAGCTTGAATCTTCTCAAGTAGTTTAGTGCCTAAGTAGTTTTGTATATGGATGTCTTGAGCAATCTTAATGAATTGAATGAACTTGTCAACATCAACATTTCCGTTTACTGCGGTGTAACGCACCAAGTCATCTCTCGTAATTAGTAGTGCAGTTGCCATTATTGTTTTCCGTAAATAGGGTTAGTAGGTAAAAAGCCATTGAAAGGCATATCAACAGGTCGTGTAGAAACAAGTTTATCATTCTTGATAGTGTAGCCGAACTTCTCTGCTTTCGCTCCTGCGATTTGTTTAGCTTTAGGAGAGTTAACATCAATTCCAACACCCTCGAAACTTGCGTAAATCTGCTTGTTCCATCTGTGATGGCAGTTACCACCACCTTTGTACTTCCATACGTCATAAGTAGCAGCTCCTTTCGGGCCCCAACCATCATTCACGGGTTGGTTGCTCATTCTAACTATGTCTTCTTTTCGGTAAATCTTGTTAGCAGTAGTCATCTTTTGACAGAACTGACGAGACTTTGAACTCGTTTCTCCTGCGTAAACATAGCGAGTGATGAACTTAACACCGTCAACAATCTTGTCTTGCTCGGATTTAGCGTTAGGATTTGCAGTACCAGTAGTTACAAAGTTATATACTTTCGATAATAATGTGCTTTTCGGCTCGTTAGAGAGCATTTCATTCTCTTGGTCATCGTTATCATAGTCTACGGGATATTCGTCTATTAAAAGCCAATTTTCGTTAGGCTCTTCTCCGCACTCAAGTAAGGCATCTGCAATCTCGTTGTCTAATGAATCGTGTTTACTTAGCTCAGTTCCCGTCTCTTCGATTACTTGCTCTTCAGTCATAGCATTTTCTAAGTCTACAAATTCAAGCGGTTTAAGCGTCTTAAAGAATAAGTTGAGTGAAATGTTGTTGAAAGCAAGAATCTTGTCTAAGGCATCAATTATCTCCTCTTGGAAAGGCTTAATGACCATATTGTTGAACAACACAAATGAGTTCTCTAATTCGTCAGCGTTTGAACTGAATCCGTTAGACGAAGCAACACCAAATAATAGCGGAGATGTTACGTTGTGTCCGAGCATAATCTTACGCAAACACTCTTCACTTAAATATGTGTAGTGGTCAGGTGCGTCATTGAGTGGAATGTCCTCAACTGTAGTTCGTGTGTCCATATTGTCGTTGAACGCTACGATTACTTTTTGACCTTTAGAACCCGTCAATTTACCAAGTACTTTGCTTGAGATGATTTCTTGTTGCTCTAAAGTAGGTACTCCGTTGTTGAAGTTTACAACCTTAGTTCCTGAGAATCCGTTTTGTACTTCATTGATTAGATAGTCCGATACTTCCTCCTCCAAAAGTGCGTAAGGTACTGCTCCTTGATAGTCAGGATAAGCGTAGTACTTCATTCCTACTGAATAAGGCTTAGAGAATAGGATTTCTACCTTTTCGTTGCTGAATCCAAACGCAGGAAAACGCTTAGGCACATACTTTTTAACATCCGACCAATCATCCGAGTAGTAGTAACCCTCAATCTCTCCGTCTTTATTGCACTTCTCAGCTCTTAAAAGATTCACTGGAATGTGGTAAGCCTTTAGGATTCTATCGTGCTTATCGTTGTAGTGTACCTGAATAGCAAACTGACCAAATAACTTACGATCAAAAACAATCTTTCGAAGACACTCTTTTGACATTAACGACATCATTTGAGCGTACTCATTCGGCTTTCTGTTTCCGTCAGTAGCTGCAAGTCCTTTCCCGTAGATAAGTCTCGCTATGTTGTTAATAATAGCGTTGTTCGTGGTTGAGTTGGTGTAGCGGTCAATTAAAAACTGGTAGTAGTTGTTATCTCCGTTTGCACTATCATAGTTTACCCAAGCATCTCTCTTACTTTCTTGGATTGTAGGAGCGGTGTAGGCAGATAGATTTAGTACGTGTACGTTGTTACTCATAAACTATATAAGTGTTAGAGGTTGTATTTGAAGTGTATTGACCTGCGTTAACTGAAAATGTAGTTACGTTTTGGTCTGTACAGAATATGCGGTCTTTGTAGACGATTGTGCTTCCTTGTTTTAATACGAGGTCGTAGAAGTGTCCCTCAGTTAAATCAAATGTAGCAGTGACATTTACTACATAGTCATTAGCTGCAATTTGAGTGATTGCTACGGTGACTGGTGTGTTAGTTTGGTCATCCGTAATTACCATTGTACTGATTCCGCTTCTTGGAATGCAAGCAAAAGTTTGGGGTAGTGAAGATGTAGTTAGTACTATCATACTATAATAACTAACTTGCTATGGGTTTGTTTTAAATAAAAAAGGGAGACCGAAGCCTCCCCTTTCACGCTATGAAACTATTTACTATGAAGTAACGATTGTAGCAGTTCCGAAAACGTCTCCAGCACCACCTGCTAAGTCTGCCTCAGTTGTGCAGTCAAGTAAGTTAGCGTAGAGTTTCTCAGTACCTACGAAAGTAAGTGTGTAACCGTTTAAGTCACCCATCGCAGTACCGTTAGATACGTTTGCAGTAGTGATTTCCATTCCGTGTTCTAAACCTGCAAGGAAGAATTGGTTATTACGGTTTTTGATTACTACGTGAGGTCTTCCGTATGCTAACAATTTCACGTTTTTGTGAGTTGTAGCATCTTGTTTTTTAAGGGTAACGGTAAGAGTTTGCTCAGCAAATGTAGTACCGTTCTCACGAGATGAGTTGTATACTTGGTCAAAAGAGTTAGTTCCTTTGAGTTCGTATTTGTATAAGTTAGTTACGTTGGCAACTGCTTCGATAGTGTCAGTACCAGTAATGTAAGTAACATCAGTTGGGTAAGCGTAGTCTCCGTAATTGATGAAGTAGATAGCGTCAATACCACCTACTGCGTCTTTACATACTTCTAAGCGACCATTAGCGACTTCACAAGACATATTTTTAAGTTTTAAATGTTATTAAAAAGGGAGGGAAGTTTTTTACCGCCCTCCCCGTTTAGTTTAAGTTAAGCTAAGATTAGTTAGCAGAGTTTGTGATACCGTAAGTAACAACGTCAGATGCAAAACCGTATTTAGCGTCAGCAGTAAAACGCATAATTACACGTACATTTTGTGAACCATCTAAGTCACCCATATCCAAAACTTTCACTTCGTTCATATCGTTCAAAAGACCGGTAGCGAAGTAAAGGTTAGATTTTTGTGCAAGTAAAGCTGTGTTGTTAGCAAGACCGTTAGCCATAAATACACGAACACCATCAAAGTAAACATCGCCTAAAGATTGGTTTGTTCCTTTGTTATCGTAACCGTTAGCACCTACACCTGAAGCAGCGAAGCCACCCAAAGCACGTACATAAGCACGATAGATGTTAGAAGATACGTAAAGTGTAAGGTCTTCTTTTCCGTAAAGAGCAGCAGGGCAAGCATCGATGATTTTACCAAGCTCTGTGATTACGTTAGCAGCAGTAACAGTTGTACCAGCAACTTCTTGTGCAGATGGCAAAGAAGCGTCAGTAGTCAACTGAGTCATTATACCTGCGAACTGACCTGCAGTTGCGTTAACACCTTGCCAAATTGAAGTTTCCATACCTGCAGCAACTTTCTCAGCAGCGTGTGCGATCAAGAAGTCAGCGAAAGACTTAGGAAGTACGTCAAATGCAGAGTAACCCATTTGGATAGCATCCCAGTCTGAACGGAAGTCAGACTTACAAAGTTGTAAGTTAACTTGGAAAGACTCAGGTTGAAGAATTTTCTCTGTCAATGTGATTGTAGAAGTAGGGTCAAAGTCACAAGTAGCATTTTTGATGATGTCATCAGTAGCAACTCTTTTGATAACTTGCTTGTACTTCACGTTCGGCATAACAGTGATTCCGCCTTTGTCAAGTGTTGGTGCAGACAATAAAGCTGCAGCGATGTACTTACCTGCAAATTCACCAGCGTAAGTAGTAGTAATTGAAGTGGTAGTAGCCATTTCTTGTTTTGATTTTAGTTATTAAATATTGTTAAATTTCTCAAAGATAGAATCCATTGTAGAGCGTTGACGGTTCTTAGATACTTTGAACGCTTCTACTTTAGTTTCGTTTTCAGGGTTGAATGAAATAGGTTTAGGCTCTTCGCTCAATTCAACTGGTGCGACTTCTTCTGCAACTTCAGTTTTTGATAAAGCGATTTGTGCTTTCAACTCTTCGTTTTCTTTTTTAAGAGCTTCGATTTCGCTAAAGAAAGATTCCTTAGTGATAGACTCTACGATTTTTTTAGCTTGCGGTGCAGCAGCTTCTGACATTTCTTCTTCAGGCATTTTACCAGTTTCAACTTCAGCTTCAGGAGCTTCAACTTCTACCTCAACTTCAGCTTCAGCAGCTTCACGAACATCAGCGATAACACCCTCTTCGATAACTACCAAGATGCGACCATCTTCGAGTTCGTAATCTCCAATAGGAAGTGCGATACGTTGTTCGTCTTCAGTTAAGATGAATACTGGTTGACCAGCTTCAAATACTTCTGCTTCGAGCATAGATACGCCATCAGAAAGGCGCATAGTTTCCAACTTCACTTCTAAACCTAAAAGTGTGCGGACTTTGTTTAAGATTGTTTTCTCGTTCATTATTACTTATTTATACTGTAAAGTTTTTTCTATCAGCTTTAACGATATTTGTAAAGTCTTTAGCCACTTTAGGTGCAGTTTTTGCTAAATCAGGAACTGGCAAGCCAAGTTTAGATGCTTCCATAACCAATCTGTCTGAACTTGCTGTAGCCATTTTGATTTGGAACTCAATTTGATTTAAGTGTTCTTTAAAAGCATTTTGAGCTTTTTTTACTTCTAATTTCTTGTCTTCAATATTTTTCTTGAATTGGTCGGATTTAATATTTAAGTTTCTCATTTCAGTTAATGAATTTGAAACATCCTCAAATATTGTAGCCAATTCCACTTTATGTGAAGCAAGCTCAGTTGTTTCCTCTTTAAACAACTTGTTGTAAACTGATTTCATTGTGTTCATATATGTATAACTTTTAGATTTTACGCTTGTTGTATTTTTATCCGTTTTGACGCACGATAGTTCTCACTCCGTTGTTCTCAGTATTAGTTACTGATGGAGTAGCTGATTCAGTAGCTCCGATGCCTTGTGCTTCTAAACTTCCGTCACAACATTTAGTTGAGTACTTTCCGTCTTTACATAGGCAACCTCTTCTTGAACCTGCTCTCGGACTTGCCTTGCTTGGTGTTTTAAATATTCCCATTTTATTTGTTTTTAAGTTGTTCTAATTTACGTTGTGCCCATTCGATGCCCTCATCGCCACCCCAAGCTAACCACATCAATCTGCCACATCCATCGCCTAACTCCTTTTGAGAGTTCTCACGGTGTCTTTCAAATGATGCCATTCTTGAGATTGTATCCTCAGAGATTGCCTCCTTGTTTGCGAGTTGGTTTGCACGTTGCTTACCTACTGCAGTACCACAATCTCCCCATCCGTTTTCTTCTGCCCATCGTAAAGCGATTTTAGCATTCTCCGATGCTGCTTCAGGATAGTCCGTGTATGATTCGAGTTTGAGTAGTTCTTTAAGTTGTTCAATGATTGAATGCTTCTCTTGTTCCTCACGTGGAGAATCTTCTAACTTGTCAGCAAAGTAACCCTCAATAGAGAATCCTTTTACCTTACCATCTTTTACGTCTTGCCAAACCTCATCGTTATCTACTTTCATAGAAATCATCCAAGTTCCTTTCGGTAGACTGAATCCGTAGAGCTTGCTTTTGTCGTGTGTTTCGTCTTCGATTAGCCAGCTTTCTACTACGCTCATTCCTTTGATAGCGTCTTTGTGTTCGTAGGTAGCATTGTTTTGGTTGCCTTTCTTAAAGAATAACTCCATAGCTTTACGCACGGTGTCTTCCGAGAAGTAGATGTAAAACTCTTCGTCTTTGTTTCTGCGGTAAATCTTCTTGTTAGGGATAAGAGCAGCACCCATTAAGATGCGTTTCTCGGTGTCTACTTCTTTGAGTTCAACTTCGTGTTTTGCTAAGGCGATGAAGTTCTCTTCAATCGCAGGAGATTCAACTACAGAGACTGCGTTGATTCCGCTTTGGAAGTCTTTCTCGTCAATAATTAACTCTAATACGTTCATAACTTAATAACTTTTATGATTTACAATGTTGCATTTTGTACTCGGTTTCTATCTAAGCTCTGTGCCGATGTCACTTCTCCACTAACCACATACGCTTGTACCGGAGTTTGCTGAAGTTGTGCTAACTGATTGATGCCTGAGTTGCCTACTACGTTGAATTGAGGTGCTTGAGTTTGCATACCTCCGCCACCCATACCAGAAGCACTTGGAACGGTTGCGTTATCTCCGCCACCTTTAGGCGTTTTAACTGATGCGATAGACTTGATATTTTTAATACCTGCTGCGATTGCTAAACCTGCATTGATTGGTGCAAGAATAGGCCCTACAACTGGAATACCTACTGTCGCTGCGTATGCCTTTTGAGCTGACAAGAAAGTGTCTATAGTTGCTTGTGCAATAGCTGCTGCCTTTCCTGCTGCGGTTTGCTCTCCGAATAAATCAGCAATCTGACCAAATGTACCTGATAGAGCAGTTAAAGCGTCTTCTCGTGCTTTTTTCTTTTTGGCTTCAAGTTCAATTACTGCGTCTGCCTCTTCTTTAGCTATCTTTCTTTGCTCTAAGGAAGCATCCATAGAGATTTGAAGTTCCTTACGCTTTTGCTCTTGCATTGAAGCGAGGATGTTCTTACCTGATTGAGTACGTATGTACTCCATCTCTTCAACTTCTTTCTTGGCTTCCTCTTGTACCTTTTTAGCACTATCCTTTACTACGGTTTCCGCAGGTTTGTTCATCTCCTTTAACGAGAGTTGGAATCCAGCTGCTTGGTTTTTAAGTTCTCCGAGTTTGGCTTTTGTTTCGTTTATTGTTTTGTCTGCTTCGTCTGCGGTAGCTTTAGGGTCAAAGAAATATTCTGCCATTGATTGAGCTGCACCTGAAGTCATTTTAGTTATCTCTGCATTGATACTAAATGAAGTCAACTTACCAAATCCTAAGACCTCAGAGACTTTGTTTGCAGCCATAATAGCTAAGTCAATTGGTGCGGTTAAGTATCTAAGTACTAAGGCAGCCATTTCTAAACCTACTCGAAGCACTATCTTTAAGTAATCTTGGTTTCGTTTTGTAGCAGCGACCTCAGCTTTCTTCGTGTTTTCTTGTTGGACTAACTGAGCTTCAGTAGCCTTGATGACCATTTGAATCTGCTTGAGCTTAAGTTCAGTGATGTCCTTTTCGGATTTACCTTGAAGCCTTAAGATGTTTTCTTGACCAGAGATTGAATCAAATTTCTTTTGCTGAATGTTTACGTTAGCTTGTGCCTTAGCGTTTAGCTTTTCTTGTTCGTCTGATACTCCACTAACTGCACCCTTAATATCATCCCAATACGCAGCAACCGTTCCTAATGCAATTACAAGTAGTCCAATACCTGATGCACCTATAGCACCTTTCAAAGCCATACCAAAAGCCTTGATTGATGGGATAGCTTCTTTGAATCCTTGAACACCCTCAGCAATAGCCATAGCGGATTGAACCTTGAGTAAGGCTTCCTCTACTTGAGCGGATTCCGTACCGAAAGCACCCATAGCACCCTGAACAAGTTGGAAACCTGCAGTAGCACCACCTAACGCACCTCCGAGTTTTTGGCTCATCGTTGTAGCAGCAGCATCAACTGCCATATCCGTTTGAATCTGAACTTTTCGGTAGTTACCTACTGTAGTTAAGAGGTCTTGATATTCTTGAGATGCAGTTTGACCAGCGTTAGCTAATTCATACAAGCGGTCTTCCGCTTCGCCCATACGAGTTGTAAGCGGTTGTAAGTCGCCATATACTTCCTCGAAACTTGCTGATACATCGTGAGTAGCTTTGGAGAGGTTCTCCATCGCATCTACTGCACCTTTTGTGTCTACGTCTATCTTGATTGTTTTAACCTCTGCCATTTCGTTTATTTGTTAAGTCTCGTTTTCCTTGTTTCCACATTTTTTTCATAGACGTTGTGTACTGGTATTTTCCTTTTGCGATGTCAATCAACTTGGATTCTCCGTAGAAATCGTCAAGCTGAAGCATAGCTACTATTTGTTTTATCATTGTACTACGATGTTTATTGTTTCACTTGTTCTTATTCCCGTTGTGCTTGTGTATGCTACTTCAACTGAAAAGACATCTCCAGCGGTAGCAGGCGGTGTAGTAACTTCAACTATTTGGCTATTCGTTAACGTGTACGCACTCAATGTAACGTCTGAACTTGATGGCGTCAATACTGCTGAGCCTCCTCCGTTTGGTAAGTTTATGGCAGTTGCAACTGAGCCACCTGATGCAGGTGTTTGATAGAACGGTATTTTGTTAATCATAGGTCTGAAGTCAAGATACAAAGACAAGTCCACCTCTCCGTTTGTTAGGTTTGATTTCATATCGTTAATGATATAACGCTTGTCTCTTATCATTACACGATCATTCAATCTTAGGTTCGTCAGTAAACCTACTGGCATTATAGTCTTGACGTTGATCAATCTTTGCTTTAGGTTGTAAAGGTTGTATAAATATGAGAAGTAATACTGAGCAAAGAGTGTGTTTTGTATTGGAACAAGTAAGAGGCTACTCGTATCTGCTGCAAAGTTTAGAGTTAAGTCCGTGTTGTTGTAGCGTAAGTCTTGAGCAAGCGGAGTGTAAGACGTGATTGTAGTGTGACCACCTCCATCGTTTGCGAATTTAAAGTCAGTTGTTTGATTCGTATATTGATAGAGCAATACGGGTTTTGGTAGGTATGGACTTAATTCACTATTTAAGGAATAACCTAACTGAATTTGCGTTCCACTACTATTGTACTCAGTTTGCAATAAATTCTCGAAAGGAAGCTCAACCGTGAACTCCCCGCCATCGTAGTTGTACTGATATGTTGAATCTCCGTAACTTCTGTTGAATGTTTGCGAGAAGTATTTGTTTAATACGCTTTCAGAATCTTGATACTTGAAAGTTATCTTTTTGTAGAGTGGCATACGAGAAACCTCAATGCTCTCAGCATCCGTAAATTCTGTGATGTCAACAATCGCACCTTGTCCGTACCAATCGTCTATTGGTGTAATTTGATACACGTTTTTCTCTGTGCCTACACAAACTAAGTTGAACACCTTTAAGATACCTGCAAAGAAATCTGCAATCTTCATTTGAGGTGCGTTAGCTGATAAGTCCAAGATCAACAACATACTCAAATCATCGTAAGTAATTGTCAAATAATCAACATTGAGAGTACCGGTTGTGATATATTCTACTTCGTAAACGAGATTAGATGTTATTGTGTTAGTTCCCGTTGTACGTATTTTGACTGTATAAGTTTGGTATAATCCTGCTACCTGATTGACGGTGCTTAACGTATAAGTACCCGTACCACTTCCAGTTATAGTGTTGAATAAATATCCGTTTTGATACACGTCAATATAGTAATCGTCTGAACTCGTGGTGGCAGTTACATTGTAGATTAAGTTATGTGTAAGAACACCATTTAATTCTTGAATTGTTACTTGATTGGTAGCCGAATCATAACTTGAAGTCAAATCGTAATTTACAAAAGTTGGTGTGACCGTATCTGCAACTAAATCATATCCATAGGAAGTACGTACCAAAGTATTCTTTCCTTTATACCATAAAAACAACTTAGTGAATCTCTCATCATTTAGGAAAGTGCTATCAAATGTAATTCCGTACCTTGTCTCTATGGCTTCAAATATCTTGCTCACTCTTACAGCAGGAAACAACTCACTTTTGTTTATAGCACCTGAAGTAGAGTGAATGTCATTTTGAGTTAAGGTTGATGTTAGCCAGTTAGGTACTGGAGCTCCTAAAGGCACTGACTGATACTGCCAAATTCTATTAGAAGTAATTAAAGGGTACTTGACATCATATAAGTTGGTTGCATTCGTGATTCTCGCAATTACTTCAGATGAAACGAAGTTGTGAGAAATTGCAGTTAAATCTAAATCTGAAAGCAAGTCCTCTCCAAAGTAGTCTTTCAAAGTACGACCATCTCCGTAGAATGTTACAGAGTAGCTTTCAGGTCTTCCGTTTTTTAGGTTCGCTTTCTCTACTTGGAGCTTGCCTCGTCTAAAGAACGTGAAGTCAATCTCAATGAATGAATCTAAGCGGATGTTGTAATCAATCAAAGCATTGACATCGGACTGATAGAAGTGTTGTAAGATTCCGTTGTTGTGGTCATTAGCAGGAATTGTAAACGACTGCGAAAAGTCCGTAAACGTCTTTGAGATGTCTTGTACGTTTTGAACGGTGCTTGTTACTTGTATTTGTTCGTCATTGAATAGCTCAAGTCTTTCTGCGGTTGATAAATTGCCATA